TACGTTGATTATCTTGTTTCTGCTTTTCATCGTCGTATTAGCCCGCGCCTAACACCAGAGGAGCGTCTACAGCGCCTAGTTGATGAGTCTTACCCTCACCTTAACGATGATGAACGGTCAGCTATTGTAACGCTTGTTACTCTCCGCTTTGCGACCTTAACCGTCAGTCGGAAGGTTGCACATCACAGCATGAAGACGCGCTCTATGGACTAGAGAACCATCTTCAGTATTTTTGGCGCATCAGGAAGAGCTAATGCTTCATATGGTAATTCATTGAACATATTAATAATTCCCTCTCCATAATTTTCAGCCGTTGTTATGGGGTCAGTCTTATTCATGTAATAATTTGCACCAACCCTTATTCTGTTAATTCCTTGTGTAATAATATAAACAATAAGGAGTGCATTTGCTTTATCATAGTTTCTAAATGCTTTTTTTACACGCGCTCTTGACTTACCAGCTTGATAGCGTATTTGAACAATGTTTGACCAAGCCTCCTCACCTCTGAAAGTAGTTATAACTTGATAATTCGGCTTATTATAGTAAGCTAATATTCGCGCTTCATTCACATCAGACATTTATAATATCTGTTGTTAAATAGATTAAATCATATTTCTATTCTTTTTTCTGAATAGATGAATTTTCAGGAGCAGAAAGCACTGGGTCCAATTTTATAATACCAGGAACAACGCCATAAACTCTCCAGTTATTGAATTGGCGCTTGTAATGCTCATCGATTGTATCAATCATGTGCTCTAACCAAGGTAGAACCTTCTCCTTAATGGCACCGTGGCGCACTATGTACGCGTGTGTGCCCCAATTGCCGCCGCCAGGTCCTGGTTTGTACTTTAAGCGCATGATGTTATTGCCTATGCTATAGCCAACGGGGTTTACCATATCTAAATATACTAAATCCCAGTCCATGGGGATGTTTTTATATGTGTTGGACCACTCATCCCCCTCTTTTAAGAAATTTTTAGGGATTGTAACATCGTCCTCAAGTATCAAATGCCCATAATGTTCTGGTACATCAAGATTGCTTAGGCGCTCCATCAAGGTTTTGTGTGATAAAAAGCATCCCACGACGCCCTGATTGCGCAAGTCATTTCCCTGCTCTGAATAAGGTCCCTTGCCTGAACGAGTCATTGCATATCCTACGCCCATAAGAGCCATCTCATTCTGCGTAAGCTCTTTGCCATTAACCGCCGGCCATCTTTCTACCGGGGGTGTAATGTCGCTTGTTGCAGCCTTTATATTGTTCCAGCGGTCAGCATCTTTCTCCAGATTAATTACGTGAATAGTTTGAATATTAGGTCTGTACTTAATTGAATATAGCTTAACCAGATACATTGTTATCAGGGCAAGTATATATACGCAGATTACAATAAGCGTTTGCTTATGCAAAGATTTAATCATTCTATTCTTATAAATAGAATAAAATAACAATCACTTAAATGTACTGGGACCTATTGTAGTAGTATGTTTGAATCATTTAAACAGGTTGTTGATTTCTATTCCAAGGGGGAAGCCGATAGACATGAAGTTATCTACAAAACTTTTGATGAAAATACAAAGGCTCTAGCTCCGAACTTATTTAAGGCGTTTAATGCGGGTGATGGCTTTGGCGAAGACGCATTTTGTTGGAACTGGCAGCTTCTTGTTAGCGAAATGCCTTCATCATTTAAATTCCTAGAAATCGGCGTTTATAAGGGACGGACGCTTGGAGTTATTCAAATGCTGGCAAACTCTATGAAGAAATCCTGTGAAATTTACGGAGTTACGCCTTTGACTAATTTAGGCGATAAGTATAGTCGTTACGACGATGAAAATTACTCATATGCCTTATTTATGAATCTTAATAAGATGGGCGTTGAAATTGATAATATTAACATTATTAAGGGACTGTCAACAGATTTTGCTGCCATGAATGAGGCAAATGCAACAGGTCCATATGATATTGTGTATATAGATGGCTGTCACGATTACGAAGTCGTGTGCAAAGATATTGAAAATTATCTACCTATGCTTAAATCTGGTGGCTACTTGGTTATGGACGATGCTGCGCTTTTCTTGGAAAAACCATATGGTCGCTTTCTAGGTCATAAGGACGTTTGCCAAGCAATCAAAGATAAGATTGATGGACGCGGCGATTTGAAGCATGTCTTTGCTGTCGGTCATAACCGCGTTTGGGTTAAAAATTGATGCGCTTCCTGGACCTAGTTGATTATCAAAAGCAACCCAAAAATGTCAGCACGCCGTATTCTAAAGGAGATTTCTGATTTGCGTAAGGATGCCCCTGAGAACTGTAGCGCTGGTCCGCGTGACGACGGCGACGTTTATACTTGGGACGCCATGATTGTTGGTCCAAGTGACAGCCCCTACGCAGGAGGGATTTTCAATATGGAGATTCACTTCCCCAGTGACTATCCCTTCAAGCCACCGAAGGTAGTATTTAAGACAAAGATTTACCACCCCAATGTGAGCGCGCACGGTGCAATCTGCCTGGATATTCTAAAGGACCAGTGGTCCCCTGCGCTGACGGTTGGTAAGGTTCTACTTAGCATCTGCAGTCTGCTAACGGATGCGAATCCCAAGGACCCGCTGATGCCTGAGATTGCCGATATGTTTATTCGCGACCGCGCCACATTTGATGAGACTGCGCGTGAGTGGACGCGTCGTTTTGCTACCGGTTAATTATATAAATTCTCAAAAAGTTGAAGATTTTTTCAGTATTTATACAGTGTATTAAAAATGGACTCTATTGTCACCTGGCAAACTACTGAGTTAACGTATGTGTGTTGTCTGAATCCGCGCGGCAGACGCCGTTACGGCTCATTAAAAGAGTTGTTAGACACTGGTCAGTATAGCGTTTCTACTGTGGGTCTAATAGACGGCAGCAACGTTGTAATGGGCGATAAACGCTTATCACGCCATTACAAGTCTATATTTGACTTTCGTTTTAACAAGGACTCTCTTATTATGGCTTTGAAACAGCTTGTTCCCCAAGAGTATGAACCCTATGTAAAATGGATTGACACTAATCAGGCGTTTGATGTTGTAGAATATACTACTGGTGGATTCTTCGTTTCTCACAAAGATGCCAAGCATAATAAGCGACACTATGCAACTCTATTAATATTTCCTCCCGCGTTCGATGATTTTGCGCATACAGGTGGTGAACTTATCATAACCAAACAAGATGGCACTCAGTTTATCTTTGAAAGTAGTAGAAATAATCAGTGGACATTTATTGCCTTTCCTACCCACCTTCTTCATGAGTGCAGGATTGTTCATTCTGGACGCCGCGTAGTTCTTAAAACTGAGCTTTATTATTCAACTAATTTTAGACCCATTTACGAAGAGATTATTCATAACGATTATACAATAGTTGATGGTCATCGTAATTATATAGAGGAAGAGAAGATAATCCCCGTTTATGACATTGGCATTAATACTCAAATTAAAATGTCCCCTTTATAGATATGCCCGGCTGCCAATATTTTATAGCCAACACATTCGCCCATCTTATGGGCGCTGTTCTAGTAACGGGAATTAGCACGGAAAACCCGCTAGTAACTGACCTAGAAAAGAAGCCGATGACGCACATTACAATGTTTTTATTAACGCTTGTGTTGCTTTTTGCCATTTTATATATGGAAGTTGGACCTATTAAGTATATTGTCTTTGCACTTTTTTGCATATTACTTGGTCAAAACATGTCAGGCTTTGTAAAAAGACTAAAACAAGAGAACCTATTATCTAATACACTTATCATTGTTGGAACAATATTTTTGTCGATGACTGCAATTGGTATTATTGATAAGCAGAACATGCTTGACTGGGGTGTGTACTTATCAGCTGCTCTATTTGGTCTAATCATTGCTATGATATTTACCGCTTTTACTACAAAAACAAAGGAGGACGCCGATACAGCCCACCTTTGGTTTAGCAGATTTATCTTAATTCTTTTTACTTTATATATCGGTTTTGATGTGCAGGTTCTAAAAGAGAACGCGAAACTATGCCGGTCCAATCCAGACTACGTTAACGAATCCATAAACCTCTATTTGGATATTGTCAATCTATTTATTGGCGCTGGAGGTTCTCAAGAATAATTACGTCCCTTCGCTAATAGAATTACGAAGGATTTCATAACGCACAGATTTGTACATAACACATAGCCCGCACAAAAGGGCTATTCCTAGACATAAGCTAATTGCGGCTATTGCTAATGCTTCATCTGTGTCCATTTTTCGGCGCACTACTCTCACCCTATTATTTTCTTCATTTTTTAGGTTATTTATAAAAACTAAAAATTGATGTTTCTGTTGCTTCTATAGGCTTTTTAAAAATCACAATGTTCAAGAATAAGAAGGACTTACAGAAGATTTGGGCTGCAATAGAGCCTAATTTTCTATTACGATTGCCGAAAGGTATCATTATGACAGACCAAGAATGCTCTATAGGCTGGGACAGAGAGACATACATTGCCGTTCAGCTCAACAATAAGTGGATATTCTTTATATTTACTTATAATGATGATGGCTTGGAAATCACGATATACAGTCACGAACAGTTGCCTGTCCATATGATGGAGCTAGCAGTTATTGTCAAAAATACTATGGTTCATATGCTATTTCCTAAGGAAGTCAAGAAAGCCAAAGCCAGCAAAGCAGAGTAATTAACGACCTGCGTTGTAGTGAATAAAAGGGGTTCCAGCCGCTTTTTTCGCATTGATTTCCTCTCCTGAACATTTGTATGTGTTCATTACAAGCTTTTGTTCTACATCTAGCACAATAGAGTAACGCTTCGTTACGTAAGCACGCGTGTAATACTCCTGCTCATTGATGCCATTAAGTTCAAATACACGCTCATCCAGTAGTCTAGCCATTTCACCAGCCTCAGCCACGTAGAAGCCTGCATTCAAATACTTGAAGTCTGTGGCAGAGTTGGATATGCTCTCAATCTTGTATCGGATAGACTCCAGGTCACCAGGCCAGAGATTCTTCTCAGAACCAAAAACAATCTTTGCGTTAAAAGAATCGTATTGAGCCATGAAACTTGCCAGGTCAAAGTTATTCATATCTGTCAAGTCGGTATTCATAAATACCATGATGTCAGTTGGGTTCAGCTTTCTGCTAACATCCATTGCCAAGCCAAGATTTCCATTGCAGATTTGCTTATTTACCGTCAAGTTTGGCATCTCATTGTTTGAGCTGCGCACAAAGAATATACGACGATTACCTAGCGTGTAGGGTTGGAGGCGACTAAGCTTGTAGAGGCTTGATGTTGTAGATTCAATCACGTTGCTTAGACGATAGACCTTCTGGAATAGCGCCTTGCAGCGATTTACCATTGCCTGACAGGCTTCCTGATTGGCTTCGCACCACTCAAACTTCTCCTGGATATCGCTGAAATCTTCAGCAACCGGTACATAGTGCATCCAGGGCTGGTACTCAGAATAGAACCACTGTGACCAGGCGCTATCAGACTTCAGGATTACAGAGCCGGAATTTAGCTTCCATGCAGTAGCATCCCATGTACTAGCATTTCCATCAATGTCTAGAATATACTTGTATCCAATCATATCCTTGCGATTAATCCACTCAGGGGCTACAATATAGTCCTTTCCTGTGCTAAATGTCTTGAAATACTCCCGCGGTGACATATCAATATCCTGGCGCTTAATGAAGTTGTGCTTCTTGCCGCGGGGCTGTGAACCAAATACAATCTGGTTCTTCTTCTGATTGAAGGGAATGCCAAGGTGAATGGAGCGGTACTCATTATAGCGGTTAAGATAGAAGAAATAACGGTCAGGTACGTTAATTGCGTTTGTCATCCCAATCTGATTGGATTGTCCCAAGACATATTCATCCTTGTGAAACTTTGCGTACTCATTAGGGTTCTCTAGCTTGACCTCATGCTGATTTGCCATCTCATACTCCGTAATTTGCCGCGGCTGGTTACGCGTAGATAGATAGTGATTCTCCATATAGCCATCAAAGGCGCAAATCAGAAAGTAGAACTCCCGTAAGACGTTCTTTGTTAAACCTACTGAAACAATGTGCTTGATAGATAATTCAATCATGTATAGGTATTCATTTGACTCACTATAGATATAGACGCATCCCTTACGCGCACCAACGGCGAAAATATTCTTAGGCAAAACTACAATATCTGTGCTAAACAACTTATTGAATAATGACCGGCTGATGTACTGAGGCTCTGGGTAGCTCTGAAGATTGTATGGTTGCAAGGCTTCTACGGGCTGGTCACTACGCTCCAAATCAAAATCTGTGGTTTGCGTTACACGCTTCTCCTGCTCCTTTGATGAGCCAATGACAACTGTGTCTGTGCGTCCGCTTGTTGTGTATGACACAAACACCTTCAATCCCTCTGTCCAGCCCTCACCACTTGAATCTAGGCGCTTAACAATAACTGTATAGGAACGATTATCAACGTATTCAGTTGTTACAGAAAAGTCCTTTCGACCGCTGTAATTTGCAATATCTATTTCTATGTTAGCAACAGACATGCTATAAATAATTTATATAGGGTGTGGAGCTTTATACCGCTTTCCAGCTTGTTGACGCGTTAACAATTAATATATATTCTTCCGGTAATATATACCAAATGAACACTCCCATCGATGACATTGTAAAGGAGACGAAGGCTGCTTTTGTTATTGCCAAGAGTGACGGAGTTCTTGACGTTGCAGAAGTCATTAGCATCGCGGTTGAATTATCTCAGAAGTTGCAAAAATTAGCCAATCTTTCTGGGAGTGAAAAGAAGTCCCTGCTTTTGCACGTTCTTAAGAAAGGACTTGATACATCTGGCGGTCTTGAGTCTTTGCCAGGTTTTGCATCAGCTTCTGCTGAACAAAGACAGGCTATGGAAGACCAACTTTTAACTGCTGCCTCTACAGCGATTGATGCAATCGTTGCAGCTGCCTCAGGTAAGCTTGATTTAAGAAAGCCTTCTAGCTGGAAGGCGTGTTTGCCATTATGCTTGTCCGCGGCTCAAGTTGTATTGCCAGCCAAGGACCAAGCCTACCTCAAGGAGGCGTCCAAATTCGCGGATAAGTTGATTGAAAAAGGCGACGGAGTCACCACAGAAGATGTTGTCACAGCCGTCCTTGAATCTGCACCTGTCAAGGAGGCTGTTGCAGCTGCTGCTCCTGCGGTTGCTGCTGTTGTTGCTGCTGCTCCTGCAGCTGTTGCTCCCGTAGTTGCTGCAGCTGTTGCTTCTATACCTGGTTCCGTTCAAAGTGAGAAGAAACCCAGCGTTACTGATAAAAAGAAGTAAACTTCATTTTTAACCAGTTATCAAGCGTCTCCACAAATTTTGTAGGTATGAAACCGTGCCCCAAGCCACCATAGAATATATAGTACGAATATTCCGCAAAATCATTTACTATTCCATCATCATATGCTGGATTACTAAATACCCAAATCTTAATTTTACAGATGGGTTCGCCATGTATCTTTGCAAAGTCCGAAAGCGGATTTTCAGTATGGATAGGAAACCAACCTAAATCGTCATCGAACCCAATATACTTAACTTCCTTAAACTTTTCATATATCATTTTCTGTAGTTCATCTTCGTATCGTTTATAGACAGTATAGTTCATTATTTATTTGTACTTAATTTTTTCTTAAGCCTGTATTACAGACATAAGAAAAAGACATGGAGGAACCAGGGAATCGAACCCTGGACTTCAAAGACCCAAACTTTGAATCATACCACTAGACCAGTTCCTCTCCACCTACTATTGATGAATTTGTTGATTGTTCATTTTTTGATTACTATTTACTAAAAACCTGGAGTTTTTGGGTCCATTATTTCTTTTTTAACAAAATTAAGTATTCCTTTGTCTCATACATATCAACTTTCTCTACGCTGATAAGCTGACTCATCAAGTGACGTTTGTAGTTTATTTCTTCGACATGGATTGGACCAAACTTACGACATAACTGAATTAGGTCATTAATTGGAACAATTGATTCATTACTGTAACTAATCAAAACATATCTTACCGGTAGCCGTTCAATTAAATTCTTAAAAGCTGATAGCGCTTTTAACTTGGAATTCCATGGACTTGACATTGTATCATCATATTCATCAGATGACGTAATTCTATCAATGCGTCTGTGTGTTTTCAAACCCACCTCAGGTTTATCCCAACGGGCTATGGAGTCCCAGATATGATAATATGAAAAATAGGTGTGACTACTATAAGGCGGGTCTAAATACGCCAGGTCAGCTGATTCATACGGTATATTTAAGCAGTCGCCGACAATATGTTTTGTGTGCGGGTTTGGCTTTACCTGGGCGACTTTTGGCAGTACTAAATTAAGGTCCTTGTGCGACCGAATGCACCATTTCTTCAGATATGCCTGTTGAATTCCAACAGTGTTGTCGACTTTATCCAAGGCAAAAATCAGTGAAGATACAAGGGTAGCGCGCTCCTGTTCGTTTATCTTACCCTGTTTGAATTCTTTTTCTATCTCATCGCGAATAGCATCCGCTTTTCTGCCATTCTTAGGTTGCCAGACGCGCACGACTGTGCCATCTTCAGATTCAACATCACAGTAATTTTTTGTTAGCCAACCAGTTTTTGGTCTTATTTTATTTAGTTTTTCTATTAGTGGTTCTAGTTGCTTATTATTATTGCTGCTTAAAAACGTTTTTGCATACATTTCTGATGCCCATGAAAGGTCGCTTGTGACGGTATCCCATCCCTGCTGTCTAAAGGCTTGCGCAACCCGTGTAGTACCTGTAAATACATCTAGTACCTTGGGTTTGCGTCCGGGTGGTATTGGAACATACTTGTTGACGACCGCCAATATAGGTTCTAATAAATTTGATTTACTGCCTATATATTTGATTCCTGAAGTCTCCATCCAGGCGACTATCCTTATAGGTTGGTGCGCATTTAAATGGTTCACGGCTTACTTCTTCACGTTTTCATAATAATTAACCACGGTGGCGGCGAATAAGAATCCACCAATGTAGAATAGGAACCAAGGGAACTCGGGCGCGTTAATGCAGAAAGCATTACCCTCATGGGCATCCGATTTAAATATAGACCATCTGAAGGTGCATCGCGTGCCTAATAATCCTACTGCTGTTTCTTCTATATGTCTTGACGGCTTAGGGAATATACAGCCCCATAAAGGCACCACTAAAAGTGTAAAAATCAAAAATAGAAATAACAATGCGGCGCCAGTGCCAAGAATTATATACCCTGTTGCCGCTGTTTCTAACTTATCAAACGCCTGTGTTGTGAAGCCTGATACGGGTGTCTTTTTTATATTTAAGTCTAGTCCTTTCGGAAATAGGGCTTTTGAAAGCTGCTCCATGCGGCTTTTTAACGGATGGTCTGTCATCCTCTTCCTATTTTAGTCTATTTTTATCGGTGGTCAAAAATTGAAAGCCGCTTGTTCACCATTTTATTTATTAAACAAAATGACGGACCTATATCTCTGCGTGCCCAATGATTCTAGCTACTATATGTACTGCGACCTGGCGTACAAGCACAATGAGCGTGACCCAGGGGAGCGTGATTCTGGCTTTGACGTGTATTGTGACGCGGAGGTCTATATGAACCGCGGTGACACTGCGTTTCTGAAGTTTGGCATTACGGCAGCTTGCGCTGTAAAGGACCGTGGTCTTATTAAGGAGCCGCGTGCCTATTGGCTGATGCCGCGTTCAAGCATTAGCAAGACACCCTTTGTCTGCGCGAACTCTATGGGTCTGATTGATTCGGGTTACCGCGGTCCGCTGATGGGGGCTATTAAGATGCTGTTCGGTGACAATCTTGAGACCATTAAGCAGGGGACACGCCTGTTCCAGATTGTTTCTGGGTCAGCCAAGCCTTGGCGGCGCATTGTTGTTGTGCGTACCGTTGATGAGTTTCCTAAGCCTGGGTCGGAGCGCGGGTCAGGTGGTTTTGGCTCAACTGGTGTAGGATACGGCACAACTGCTCCCTTCTCTCCCCCAGCAGTATTTAGTACTGGTACTGGCTCTGGCGCCACCGTAGGTGCAGGTTATGGTTGCGGACCTTCTTGTGCTTCTGGTTGTGGCGCGCGCCCTACTGCCGCAGGCACTGGTTATGGCTCTGGCTCTGGCTCTGGCTCTGGCTCTGGCTCTGGCTCTGGCTCTGGCTCTGGCTATGGTACTACCGCAGGTGCTGGCTCTGGCTATGGTACTAC